TAGATTTGGCTTACTATGTTCTCTAATCTTTTTATTCTTTGTATTGTGGTGTATTTTTTGTTTACCATAGTCTGCCTTGTTGTTTATGTTGTTCTATTCGTTTCTTTGCTGCTTCAAAGTATTCTTTGTCTATTTCGTATCCTGTTAGCTCAAAGCCTAAATTATGACAAGCTATAGCTATTGAGCCACTACCTAAATGAGTATCAAGTATTGTATCTCCCTCTTTAGCATAATTCATAAGCAACCACTCATATAGCTTTACAGGTTTTTGTGTAGGGTGTATTCTTTTTTCATTTAACTTTTTGTTGCCATTTTGAACATTAGCTACAGCATAATTATTTGATATAGATTTACCTTGAAACATACCTATCCATTTATATCTAATAATATCTGTTCTTCTGTTAATACTATTATATGCTATTTCGCAGTCAAATTGGTCGCAGTTATCATTCAATTTATCCCAAACTAATCTGCCTCCATTTAAATTATAATCATAATAATTTACCCCCCAAATAATTTGATTTTTTGAAACTCTTTTAATCTGTTTAAAAAATTCTGCTGATGGTGTCCGTTTATCCCAATCTTTAATTTTATAATTGTTGTTAGGTGTCTTGCTTATCTTTCCGTTTTTCTGTTTTATTAAATGTTTTTTTTTACTAACTTTTGATGCACCAATTCCATAAGGAGGATCAACAATAGCCAAGTCAAACTGATTGTCTGACATCTCTTTCATAGCTTCCATACAGTCTTGGTTGTATATCATTCTGTACCTGATATTATTTGGTCGTGTGGTATTTTGTAATCACCAAATTGCTCATCATAACCCTCCTCAAACTTATCTCCCTCGATTTCTTTTTGAAGATGGGCAAGGCTGCGCCAAGCGATTTTAGCAGAATGACGAACTCCGTCAATATCATACATACCATTCTCCATTAGGTGTCGCATAAGTGCATCAAGATCATCTTTACTTTTTTCTCTATCCCAATGTATATCTTCGTCTGGGTGATGTTGTTTACTTCCTATGTAGCTTACTCTTGCTACTTCGCATAGTGCATCAGGAAAGTATTTTATTAGTCCACTATACAAGGGTATCTGTTTTCTCTTTTGTTTGTTCTTTTCCATCTATATCTTTTAAAGGTAATGTATCTACTATTCT